CTGCAGATATCGTCCTCGGAAGATTTGCGGCAAGCGGTAAGCTGATTTGATCTGCGTGTATGAGTTATTCATATAACCTGAAAACATGCTATCGCGTTGCTGTTCTGAACTGAAGCGCTCAACCTTGATCCCAACATTAGACGACTTTTCTAGACTGCCACTATTAGAATGAGTTTCCACGACAACGCCACGGTTTTTAGTTTCCGCAGAACCTTGAAGCGCAGAGTTTAGCGCGCGCTTAGAGTCGGGATCCATGCTGCCATATTGCAGGAAGATGATCACCGGGGGTATACCGCCATTATTGAAGTAGTTCAGGTTTAAGTTTTCCGCCTGCACTTCACCGTCAATGCTACGAACTTGTGCGATCCAACGCGGGATCCCGTACTCGTCGTTATGGTCTTTGTCTACGCGAAAGTGAATTACAGCGCTACCGCGTCTAGCTAATGGTAGACGTCTGTTACCCTGCGCCCATTCGCCACTTTCAAAATCTAGGTCACGATCTGATCCTAATTCCTTAAGATAACGGGTGGTTGTTCCCTTCTGGTACAAATAGCGGCGCTCATTTCGCATTAGGCGCGCTTCAAACTCTCGGCCATTTCTAATAACGGGTACGCGCACCTGTGTTCTATCTTGCTCTGTAAACTCTACTAGTCGCGTGTACTTGGCATCTAGGTACTTGAAAAACAGTGTTTCGTTTTCGTTGTTTAACAGAAACTCTAGGTAGCCGTTGCCCGTCTCTTCTAGGTCACGGCGTAGATTTCGGCGAATACTAATTAGAGTTTGACCCGGATAAGGGTTAGTGAATAAGTCCACTATAGAACGGTAAATAGGATCGTCAGTATAATCTATTTGGTTGCCGTTCTCGTCCTCTAAGTCAAAGCTTTCAGTAGGTACGATTTCAAAGCCTGTCCCGTCTACGTTGATTTCCATAGCTGAGATACAGGGTGCGAGCGTTGGCGAGTCTTGAGCGAACACGGATAGAGCGACCGGGCTAAATCGGGGCACAATAACGTTACCCTTAGAACTAGCGGAGCGAACCGACACGCGGATCCCTTCTTGCTTCTGGCGCTCGTCGGCCTTCTCTGCCTTCTCGCGATAGTCTACGCTTTCTAGCCCTCGGCTAGCCATAACGTCGTAGTCATTGCCCGTTATGACGCTAGAGGACATTTGCGGGTCGCTTGTGGTTTTGTCTGTAGTGTCTGCCATGTGCTAGGCTCCTTCGTACTCTTTCATTTCTGCGAAATTGGTTTCGCTGTGTTCTGCGTCCGCAATAAATGGGATATCAACCTCCCAACCGAACACATCGTATAAAACTTGTGTGTCCTGCATTATAGCCTGAAGGATTGGGATCCAGTAGCTTAATTGGTCAGTTTTTATATAGCTAACCAAGGCATCATGGATCATAGCCATAAATCTAACCTCGTCAGGGTCGCCGTATTGCTCGCGGAAACGCGCCATACCGTAGATTAGAAGATCTGATAGTGTCGACTGTACGCCACTGTTAACGCTTTGTCGCTCCGCCTGTGAACGATAGAAGTTATCGTAGCTATTGATAAGCGGCAAGTGACGGATACGGCCTAAAGGCGAACGGATATAGCCATTGTGTCTGGCAAATTCTTTCGTCTCTTCGTGCCAATCAGGGAGGCGTGAGTAAGTATCAAAGAAGTTAAAGCGCATGTCCTTAGCTTCTTTATCCGAAAGCGCAATATGATACTGATCTTTTGCGTACTGTTGGAAGCCACCCCACGACATACCATAGAGCAACCCGAAGTTCTGGGGCTTGCCGTAGTTACGATACTTCTTATATTTGCCCGGATCCGATTTAGACAGCGCTTGCATTTCTTCATAGGATAAACCCGCAGTCGCACCGCCTGAAATTACGTGAAGGTCTAGCCCTTCTCGGTAAGCCTTTTTCATTTCCGGTTCGTTTGCCATTACAGCACATACGCGTAATTCGCCCTGCGAGAAATCGATCTCTACAATGCTATAACCCTCGGGTGGTTCGTAACACGCGCGTAGACGTTTAGCTAGTGCTGTTTTCTTTGGCAAGGTTTGGATAGCCGGATCCTTTGCGGCTAATCGGCCTGTTACCGTCCCGCTATCGTCCGCACTAGCGCCGCCGTATTCACCTTTAAAGAGCACGTAGCTAGGGTGAAAGTAACCGTCTTGTCTTTGGTGTTTTAAGAAACCTTTACAGTATGTGCCTTGTGCTTTGTCGGCTTGGTTCCATAGGTTATACAGTTTAATAAACTTGGCTGCTTCAGGGTAAATACCAACCTTTGACATTTCATCAAAAGCGGCCTTGCCTAGAACTAGCAACACGTCGCCGTCGCCTAGTAAAGGTTCACCCTCTACCCAACGTAGCAATCTATTAGGGACACCGGAGGCCTTAACCACCGGAGCGACTACGCGCTGTAAATCTTGCATGGATGTTTTGGATCCAACCATTATAAAAAGCATTTTTATATCATCCTTTAAAATCGTGAATTTGTGGTAAACCTGTTACGAGGTGTTCAGGGTCGAATACTGTTAACAGGGAATATAACGCCTGTTGCGCTTCTTGTGCTATTAAGTCTTTGTACATAGCGCCAAGGTGCCCGGCCTTCTTTGGTGAAAATCCATAATGCGCTATTAGGTTCGCCTTTACTTTTTCTGCTTCTTCGGACTGCCAAGAGGAAAACGCGCGAAGCTTTAAAACGCAATCGGGTGTATACCGTGCCGCGATATTAACGCCTAGTGATGTACGGGCTATAAGGTAATAGGTTGATTTAGTACCGATCACGGGTTGGTAAAGTAAACTTGCCTGTCCTAAAGGTACGGGCTGATCGTTCAAGTCAGCGAGTAGCATATCATTATAGTGGCAAATGTCAAATGAGTTGTTTTGTAACACTGGCGCGGTTGGTTCGTCTTCGGGTTCCCCGCTTAGTTCATTAAGCGCCATTAACGCCGGGCTTTTATGCTTTACGTTTAGTGATGCCTGAACCTTATCTAGAAAGGCGTTTAGTTCATAATGCAACTCATGGAACGTTCGTTCCGCTTCTCGGGTTAGTCGCGTGGTCAGGTCATGAACGGCCGCATAGTAGGATCTGAAGTGGTCAGGCGGGATCTTCTTGCTGTATTGCTTGCCGCCTACCTGTACGTAGTAAGTGTAGTTCGTATCAAATAGCGAGTTATTCGGCGCGGTTAATGTCAGCTCGCCCGAGTGGTGCCCGGCTTGCTGCGCTGCTAGGTCGGTTAGTTGAAACTTTTTAGTTAAGCCAATGCTATTAATAATCTTGGCATCGTTTACGCTGCTTTTAATTCGTGCATGGTTGCTAACTCTCATGGCTGATCCTTATCGGTATTGAATGTAAGATTTTACGGTTAGTTGTGGGGATATAAAAACTCTCCCGGTGTAGCTTTCGGCGGTTGCTAACTCTAAGCTAATAGGTACAGGGTTAGACCTTGAGCCTAAACGGTGCTTATAACCAACGCTTACGCCGCTTATACTATTACCGCTAGTGTCCCCAATCATAGACTTATTGAATTTAGCGTACTTCTCGCCGTTAGGGTACTTGTGTTTTGCTGACACTTTCGACCAATCAACGGGCGGCAAGTCCTCCGGCACTAAATGATTAATGTTAGGGTCTAAACACATTTCGCCTACAAACTGCGTCATATTATGCGCCGGGTTACGATATAAGTTAGGCAACTGTCCGGCCGCTTGGCAATCCAGAATAGTTTTAAGGTTTGGTTTGTGGTTGCTAAAGATAAAGTCCTTATTAAACACGCTGCCGTTATTGTGCTCTAGGTGGTATGCATAATCTACGAACACTTCGGCGCTAATGTTCCCGGTTGCAAACTGTAAGCAACAATCGGCAATAGTGCCCCATGCTTCTCCGCCGTAGCCGTTGGCGTATTCATAGTTATTAAACTGCTTTACAAGCGCGTCTAGAAACTCCGCAACTGTGCAATTAATGTCACTGTTTAGAAAGGTAGCTACGGCCTCTTTAGCTTTTTGACCCTGCAAATCATGGAATAGATCCAAGATCTTATAGTTATCTACTTCTATCGTTTCGTCTTCCATATAGTGACGGGACTCACGAACGCAAGCTAAAACTAAGTAAGCTAGGATCTTAGAGGTTTGTTGTTTGATATCTGCAGAGC